CGGTCACTCGTTCGCCACCGCGTTGAACTGCGGAGTTCAAAAGGAAAGCGTAGGACAACCGCGAGGAGATTGCATTGATGGTCTCAAAGGCAACACGGAAGTCAGCGAACTTCTGTACCTGAAGAACCGAGACATCGTTGGCATCGCCAGTTCGGATAGCGCCGTTCGGGGCTTCAGCCAGGGTTCGCTGTTGAGTAACACCGTTTGGGTTCACTAGGAACAACACCTTTGCAGAAGCCGCAGAACCCTCAACGATAGCCTGCGTCAAGGATTCCAGAGAACGAAGGTCTCCGTAGTATTCCTCAACGTAACCACGTCCATAATCCTCGCCATCGATCTTAGTGAATCGAAGCGGGATCCACGGGCACTTGTCAATCGGGTACGTTCCTTGAGTTCCGGGGATGATCTGATCCTTGACCTCTTGGTACACCTCCCACTTATTACCCACACGAATCACGCGTGTATAGAGATCGACAGTCTTGTCAGGGTTCAAGTCTCCCTTCTCGATCTCCTCGCGTATATCTTCGGGGAGTGCCTTAGGACTGATGCTCTCCTTGACGATAATATCGAGAACGTTACCCATAGGGTCACGCTCAACAACGTAACGGTCAAGGCGGTACATCTTGGCACCACCTTCATATGGTAGGTATAGAAGTGCGTTACCTGCAACCAGTAGTTGCTTGAGTACCTCACCCGCAGTAACCCGGATGGCAGACGTTTCGATCTCGGCTTGAACAGCCCGTTCGATCTTGCCTAGAGCTTCCTCAACTTCAGCCCTCATCCCTTCCTTTTGGGTCAATTGTTCCAGCGAATAGTCATCGATGGTCAGACGGAAGAAGGGACTGTTGGGAGGAAGCAGAGCAAGCAAGAGCTTCGATGAGAGGTTATTCACCCCTCTGGCACCCAATCCTTGGAATGGGGTTGGTAACTTAGATTCACCGGTATGGGATTCGGGAGGCATCAAGGACGGGATGGTGAGCTTAGCAGCATCACGTGCCCGTCTTAGGAAAGGTTCGCGTTTAGCTTCAAGTTGACGATAACGAGCCCCTGCGCTCTGCATCATAAGACGTACTCCTTATAGGGGAATGTTGAGTCCTTGGGCCCCTACGCCAGAGACGTTCACGTCGATACGAAGAGCGTTTCGACCTTCACGACGACGTTTTGCCTTGATGTTCTCTCCGGTGTTCTCGCTTGGTTGTTCCACCTTGTCTGCTGTTTCTTGCTTGACTTGTGGAGCCGGAGGTGCCGGGGGCGGGGGCATCTTTGGCTTACTCGATTTGCACATAAATGTCAACTCCTCGGTTCAATCTTGAGTTTGTTCAGGCCGGAGCGTATGTTGCGCATACGGCGGCGCTTCTCTTCGGTCATGTCCAGTTCCTCAGCAGTCTTCTCAGGCGGTGGAGGCGGGGGTGGAAGATCTGGTGTCTTGATCTTCGGTCTACTCAAGCACATTCAATTTTTCCTCCAGAATGTTACGGTTCTGTTCATCGAAAATGCGCTGAAGGGTACGCACCACTCGGCGCTCACCTACACGCATCCAAATCTCTCGATCGGGCCATTGGGGATCTGGACACCTCTCAGGGTAGAGGGTGTCCAGAGCCTTGATTAGTTCAGGCGAGATACGAGGGAAATCGGAGGGAATCATTTGACAATCCTCCATAACTGCAACCGAATTGGTATGGGAAGAGAAAGCCCCCAACGTGTGTGTTGGGGGCGTGTTGGTTAGCGGATCGGACATGCACCTCCGGCACACTCGTTGTCACGAAGCTCCTCGAAGGAGTTCGTATCATCATCGAGTACCAAAGGTTTCAACTGAGAGACATACTGCTCGTAGACTTCCTTGGTTACCACTTCCTGCGGGAGGTAGAGGTAGCCAAGATCCTTTGCCGTCTTGGTAGGATCGGCACGTAACAGGAATGACACACCAACATAGTCGTCCCAGTTCTCTAGTAGCCAGTCGATAATGGCCGGGACTTCTTCTGGGGAGTAACTTACCGTGCAAGAGACGTTCTGTTGGCACCAGTTCTGCATGAGCATCTTGTAGCGCTCAAGTTGGGCAACAGCAGATTCTAGGTTGACTTCCTTACCGTCCACTTCGTCGAACTCTACACCATCCCACTTCACCGGGAATGTCACGAGTACGCCATCAGGGTCGAGCGGGTTGTCAAATACTCGGTATCCGGCTTCACGACACTTCCAAACGAGGGGGTCATGTTTGGAGAAACCGATGTTGTTGAAGATGTACTTTCCGAGGGGTTTATGAACACCTTCAGTAGTGTCCATGATCTTAGATAGCGTCCCGGAAGGTTTGACAGTAGTGACGTTCTTAGGTCGTGGTAGCCCAAGCTCGTCTGCCATCGAGTAACCTCCAGCAACAGCCGCTCGCTGCAACTGGGCGTAGTCGTAAGCCGACAAGTCCGGTCGCCGCACGATACCAGTAAGACTTACCCCAAGCAGACGGAGGAAGGCATTGTTTAGATGCCACGCTTCCTGAAGTATTCCGTCCCGAAGATCAACGCAAGTCTGCCGGTAGCAAGCGCGGGCAGCAATCTCAACTGCACGTTGGAGACCTGCTGAGTCACCTTTGAACTTCGCAACATCCACCTCAACTAGGTTGCAGAACGCTTTGTTCCCAAGGAGGATTTCGGCGCAGGGATTCACACCCTTGAACCATGGGGCACGGCGGGTTGCAGCCGCTTGGTTGATGAAGCCAGGTTCCGAACCACCAGCCTCAAGCATCATCTTGAAGATACGCTCAAGTTCGGCGCGGGTCGGCTTCTGGATGAACAGCAGTGAGTTGTTCGATTGGCCGCGTTGTGGGTTGTCTACCCAGTATTCACGCTTTGCTACCGCGAATTCTTCCCACTCGTCTTCACCGTAGGCGACAAGCGCAATCTCGGCAGAACGACGAGAGGACAAGACGGTGCCTAGCCAGTTGATCAAGTCGAGAATGTCAATGCGTGACAGTAGACAACCGGCACGACGATTCATGATACCAAAGATCGCCTCGTATGCACGAGCAATAGCCGAGTCGCCAGAGCTAATCCAACCGTAGCCCCTGAGACGAATACCAGCGGGGCGAATCTCACTGAAGTCCAGAACCAATTCATCAGCCGGGTACTTGCCAGCCAGTAGTTTTCCGATTGACTTCGCCCACGCTTCGGCAGAATCACCCACAGAGATGTACCAGCGGCGTGTTTCTGGGTCGAAGTGCTCGATGTTGTGTTCTCGCCCGCGGTTACCATTCTTGAATTCCTCCACGGTACGTTGTGAACGAATGATGGTCAGCTTGGGAATCGGACGGACAAAACCCGTCAGTTGCCCGACGATCGGACGGAACCCTACGCCGCAACCTTGCAGCAACAACCAGAGAACATCCACCACGTCATAGACAGTCTCAACATGGGTGAACGCACAGTTGAACTGTGATGCCTCGCGGCGCTTGGCAACGTCAGTGCCTCCTAGCCAGAGAGTGCGCCCTGATGTCAGCACCTTACGTTCCAGCATCAGTAGCCGCAGTTCTGCCAGTTCCGCTTCCTCGATGACATTCAGCCCTCGTCCTAGGGCACGTTCCCACAACCAACGTTGGTGTCCGATCACACGATCGACGGTCTGCTCCCACGTCTCGAAGACTTTGCCGTCTTCGTCGAGAGGTCTGTTATACGTTCTCCGCGTCACAATTTGGGCACGAAGTGATGGTGTCATTCTTTTCCTTTCGATTCTAGAATCTTTGGTAACACTTCCTCGATCAACTTAGAGTAGTCAGGCGCTCGCCAACCTTCAGGTTTCAGCACTTTACCCGTCTTCGGGTCACGCTTGACCTTACCATCGATGATCTTGGCTAGGTTGGTCTCAGCGACTTGATCCATGCCTTCCTTCATAGGAAGACCTAATGAGTAGCCGTAGCCGACCAACACCCAGATCACGTCGTTGATTTCCTTTAGTAGTCCCTCAAGGCAAACCCCGATGACATCTTTGTTACCCCACTCCAGGGCTTCCTGAAG